AAAGTTGCGTTTGAACCAGTTTCCGGTAGCCGTATTAAAAACAATCCAATCAACCAAAGATGCCAAAACAAATGCTACACAAGACGCAATAGCAATCATTCCAGAAGCTGGGTTAATAAGATAGGAGAGCAGTCCAGTTCCAACGATCATCATTAACATTTGTCGCTTGTCTAATTTGCAAGACAAATAATTTCTTAATGCCAAATCCAATCCAATCAAGAAAAAACTGTTGTAAATACTGGCAATTGGGCCAAAGTAAGCCACGATAAGGTTGGCGGCAATAATAGCAAAGGCGTAAATTGCAATTAAAAAAAGCATAAAAAGTCCTGTTGAGGTTGAGGTGTCCAATGAGTGGCTGAGTTGTGTGCTTCTATTCTGGCCGCAAGGGTAACAGCTCTCCAATCCTTATCGGGGGGCATAAATGTGCCCTTCCAAGCCGAATCGATACCAATATTCCGTCCAACACTTGTGGAGTCGGCAGAATGAAAAGGTAATCTTGTAAAAACATCAGGATTAAGCATACGCAACCCATGAAGTTTGGTGACTGGAAATCCGTTTTTGTCTATGATTTTTGACAATGCTTCGTTCATGCGATTCCACCATTTGGATGTACCAACAACGGCGTAATCGCCCGATGAACCAATGCAAACTCGCGGAAATGTTCTTGCCAGCCATTGCAAACGAACTGTGGATTCATGCATATGCCAAACTGGAGCCGCCATGTGTCTTGGTAAAGGGCAAGACCGAACCAACGCATCATTTGCTTTTTCGTCCCCATCAATAACATCGGGAATTACAAAGAAATCGAACCCCGGACGATTCATGTGGCTTGCAATCCATTCATAAAAGGGCATCCAATCAGTAATGGGCTTTCCATTCATCCATGCTGAAAAAGCGCCGTTGTCTAGTGCAAACGATTGGCAAACTTCAATGGCAATTGGAAGTTGTTCGGGATGAGCGAACGAAACGAAAGAATGTCGCCCCGCAAGAACTTTGGCGGCTGATGTTGCTGGCGTAATAGGTGAGCCGTGATAGTGAATCATATTTTGTTACTTGTAAATAAAAGGCGCGTCACCAGCGTTGCCTACAAAGCAACCCGAATCCCTGTGCAGCCATAGTCCGATGGCAGGCTCGCCGTCCGCTGACCCTTCGTAGTGACGTTGTTTTCGGCAAAGCAGCAATGTGTCCGGTTCTGCCGACAATTTACCAAACTGGCCCGCCTCTCGAGCGTCACGCTCTTTTGGCTTGTTGCGCCAGATTGTGAAAATATTGTCCACCTGATCGGTAATGCTGCCGCTTCCCTTGAGGTCATGTTTGTCAGGAATTGCGTCTTCATTAGCAGGCTTTCGGACGTGGTGAATCAGGTGAATGTGAATTTGCAAGTCTTTAGCTATGCTAAAAAGTTCGCCAACCAGCAATTTCTGCCCGTTCATGTCGTCCTCTGCCCCTACAACCTTCATTAGCGAGTCAATAAAAACGTGCTTTATGCCGAGTTCTTTGCCGCAATACTTGGTCATGCCAATTACGATTTCGGGGTTGGTTACGCCCAACTGGTCGTAAATCCATAGCCGGTTGTCAGACCATGCGCCAAAAGTGTTGAACATGGAGTCCAGCGCCTCATAGCCTTCTGCATTCTGGTACTCAGGCGTAAACGGGTTGGTCCCGATAAACATTCTGCTCATCAATCGGATTGTCTGCACTGGCTTCATCTCAAAGGACGCGATACAGACTTTCTCGCCTTGCGCCATCAGGCTCATTGCAATTTGGGCGGTTAGCTGGCTTTTTCCGTGGCCATTCTGTCCAGCCCAGACGGTCATCTCGCCTGGCCGAAAATAAAACGATTCGCGGGTCTTCTGCCAAGGCATCCAAAGTTTGCGCTCCGTGGCCATTGTCCGCATTCGGTCTTTAATGGCAGGGATGTAATCTGACGCCGGTTTGACCTTTTGCTTGTTGTCAGTCTCTTTGAGGTATTGCGAAAAGTCGATTGTGTCGTCAATAAAGTTAGCCACTATAAAACTCCGTCCATCCTGATTTATGCACTTCGCCCAGGTTTACCACATGGCTTGCAGCCACCCACGTTGCTCCTGCAGTTTTGCAGGCGTTAAACAGGCGTTTTGCGCGGTCTAAGTCGTGACTGGTAACGCTGACCTTACACCCCACCAAAAAGCGCAAATCAAGTCCTTCTAATGCGTCTCCATGTACGCAGACTGTTGGCATGGAATCGTAGCCTTCCCAGTCCGTCATAGGGCTTGGATGTGAAAAGTCGTCTAGCAGGACTAGTTCCGGTGCTTTTCCCTTGAGACGTAGCTTGATGATTCCTTCGTGACCTTTCATTTCCATACTCCTAATTTAGATAAATTTGATTTAACTTCGTCTTTCACCCAATCTGCTTTAAAAGATTGCCAGTTTCTGACAACCACTTCCTTCAATGCGTCTTCCAATGGCCAGCCAGCCTTTGCAGCTTCTTTTGCAATGCCTTGGATGACAAGTGACGTGACGGCAGCTTTTTTGGCTTTCCGATGCTTTATGAATTCTTGCCAAACTTCTGGTGACACGCCGTCAGGCGTAGCAACGCTAGTTGCTGCTTTCTTCTGTTTTGTGTCTTGTGTCTTGTGTACTGTGTCTTGTGTAGCATTGCCTTCGCTATGCGTTCGCATTGCATTCGCATCAGCAGTTTTTGACCATCTAGCCTTGGCGCTATCACTAGCCTTGCGACTTTTCTCGCCAGCTTTCTCAATTTCTTTTAAGACACGCTCAGAAATCCAACCGTAATCCATGCGAACAAAAAACTCTCGCAATACGTTGGCAATGCAGTCGCTATGCGTTCGCATACGAATTTGCCTAGCAACCTCATCAAGGTCTAAGGGAATCGGCTTTTCATGGAGATAAATCCAATCCAGAAGTCGGCGGTAAACCAAATCTTCTGTTTCGGACAAGTGTGCCGTGTGGGACTGATAGTCCCCAATATTGAACTGGTAGTAATACATTGCTAACCTTACGTTCTAGGTTGACGTTACTGAAGAGAACACCGGCAGGACGGTAACGAATCGTCTTTTCCCCCGCTAAAGGTAGCCGTGCCCCAAATTTTACATGAACTTCTTAGCCGCCGCGATCTGGCGCTTGTACTTGATGCGTATCAGCGACAACCAACCATCCGGTACGCCTCTGACGCGCCAGTTGTGAATACGGTTCGGCTTTACGTCCAGCTTCTCAGCCAGCTTGGTAACGCCTCCAGCGGCCATGATTGCGATTTCTAAGCTATTCATGCCCCGAATTTATCACGTTTGTGAGGGATACAATTTTAAAAATTGACTCGCACATAAAGTTAAAAAAAGTCACAAATGTGTGTAAGATAGCGCTATGCCTCGAACGGTTCGGGGTCTTTTTAGGAGTAAATCATGGACGACGTTGAAACAATCATCTACACCGAGGACGATGTACGCATCTCTGCATCAAATTACGACAAAGGCGCTTGGTTAAGCATCCAACGCTCGGGCGCATCTATGTATGCCAGCCTGACACGCGAAGAGACCATTGAGTTGATCGAAGGTCTGCAAGCAATCCTGGAGGCAGCATGAAATTAACTGACATTGCCTTGGCTACCGCAATTGGCATTGGCTTGGCTTACGCCTTAGTCTACGGATGGCCACTATGAACGCCGTTCGCATCTACTTTATGTTCCGCCGTAAAGGTTGGACAGTCAAGCAAGCAATCAAATCAACATGGAACATTATCAAATGAAAAATATTGCCACCGCGTTGGTCAAGGCACAAAAGGCTTTTGGACCAGCCCTCAAATCGTCTACAAACCCGCATTTCAAATCCCGCTATGCTGACCTGTCTGCTTGCGTGGAGGCCGTGATTGATGGCTTAAATGGCGCAGGAATAGCCCTTGTGCAGCGCACTAGTGAGGACGCTACTGGCGTGACCGTGGAAACCGTGTTTATCCACGAATCTGGCGAGATGCTGGAATGCGGCAAACTACACGTCCCTGCCGCCAAACAAGACCCACAAGGTTACGGCTCTGCGCTGACGTATGCACGACGCTATTCTTTGATGGCAGCTTGCGGTATTGCACCAGAGGACGACGACGGAAATGCGGCCACACGCCCTGTAAAACTAACGGAAGGCGCCCTTAAAGCGCATTTGGCTGACATTGGCGAATGCACTACCCACGACCAACTCAAGACCGCATATTTTGAGGCAATCAAGGCCGCAGGCAATGACACCCACGCTAAAGACGCAATCATCAAAGCAAAAGACGCAAAGAAGGCAACATTATGAGCATCCTATTTCGAGCATCAGCATTGTCTGCAATCATGACCGACGGCAAAGGAAAAGACGAACTGTCCGTAGGAGCTAAAACCTATGTCGCCAAGTTAGCTAAAGAATTTGTCTACGGCTACGACGAACGCATTACCAGTAAATACATGGATAAAGGCATTCGTATGGAAGATACGTCAATTGAATTGCTAAACGCCGTAAGGTTGACTAGTTACGCCAAAAATACCGAACGTCGCCAAAACGATTGGATTACTGGCGAAGCAGATATTGTGGATAACCACAAAATTATTGACATTAAAACTAGTTGGTCGTTGGCTACGTTTCCCGTGTTGGCTGACCAAGGTGATGATAAAGGTTATGAATGGCAACTCCGTGCCTACATGATGTTGTGGGACAAATCAAAAGCAGAAATTGCGTATTGCCTAGTGACTACGCCAGACGACCTAATTGGATACGAATCCAAAGCATTGCATCAGGTTGACCACATCAATCGAGAACTGCGCGTGACAATAGTTCCCTATGAAAGAGATTTGGTTTTGGAAGACAAAATCAAAGTCAAAGTAGATGCCGCCCGAGTCTACTATGAGCAAATTATTCGGGAAATTTCAAATCAACATACACACTAATTATGGCAATTACTAAAGAAATCTCCTGCATTGTCGGGACGTACACAAACAAAGACGGTCAGACCAAGAACCGCTATCAGCGTATTGGCTCTGTCTTGTCCACCAAGAACGGCGAAATGCTTAAACTGGACGTGATCCCCTTAAAAGAAGGCGGGTGGGATGGTTGGGCATTTATGAACGCGCCACGCGAAGATGAGGCTCCTAAAGGCCGCAGACCTGCTGCTGACGATCAAGATATTCCTTTTTAACTTTTAGGGGGGAAAGCGGATGCTGGTTAGCTGATGTACACAGTGACCATAAAGAGACCCAGTGCAGCGAGTACCCCCACCTTAAATTATGCGGATTAATAAAGAAACAACGCTCGGTGCGTTTGCAAACACCACCGGCATCAAAGAAAATAAAAAATACCGCACGGGCTTTGTGCCATTGCTTAAAGACCCAGATGCAGTACCAGCGCCAGAAATGAACCTTTGGGAGCGCCCTGTGTATGTGCCAAGCAATGATTACGTTCGGCCAGGTGCTAACGATCATCAACGCATTAAAAGCAAGGGATTTTGAAATGACAGGGTTTAGAAGTAAACAAGAGGCCGCTTTGGACAAATTGGTGAAGGTTACAGAAGAATTGGGTTTGTACACACAATTGAAAACCGATTGGCGAGCCGCGTACAAAGAAGCGGTGAGGCAGCATAGCCTGACTTTGGATAAACTGCGCGAAGCCCTGGCA